CGACGGCGGCATTGGCAGCAACATGGATGCCAATACAACCTTCGGTATCAACACCGACACGCTCAGACTGCGCTACAACGCCTCACGAAACTTCGACAAGCTGTTCGACGGTGATGGCCAAATGCCTATAGACAAGGATTGTGTAGCCCAATTTATTGGGTGGATGGGCGAGCTGACCATGACCAATCCATTATTCAACTGGAGATTTTACGACAGCAACCCGGCTGCGTAACAACCGTTTGGCGAGTGGCTTAGATACCCGGCTCGCCAAGCACTGGCCGGGACGCCGTTGTGGGAGCGTCGGCGTCCCGGTTCGTTTAACCCAACGGAGATATGCATGTTCCAGACCATGGACCCCGACGAGAAAATTGTCGTCGTCTTTAAAAACATCGCCGCCAAGAACGAGGGCAAGACCATCGAGGCGGGCCGGCCGATCTATGACGACATCGAAGTCTGCGAGCTGCACTATCCCGGCTCCAAGAATTTTGGCGTCTACCCCTCGACTGCATTCTCGCATTGGGTCGACGGGCCGGACGGCGATCGCATCAAGCTGACCTACGCCGAGCGGTTCAAGCGCCAGTACCGGCAATTCAAGGAGCACGCCCAGCAGACTACCACTGGCACGCCGCTGACCTATGCGACCTTCCTGACCGAGGGCAAGCGCGCCGAGCTGCGGGCGCTGAACGTCTACACCATGGAGGCGCTCGCCGCGATCGACGGCCAGGAGCTGAAGAACCTCGGCCCTGGCGGCCGCGAGTGGAAGAACAAGGCAACCGAATATCTGGAAGAAGGCAAGACCCGCTCGGTCGACACCAAGCTGATGGCCGAGCTGGAGATGCTGCGCTCCAAGACCGCGCTGATGGAAGAGGACATGCAACGGCTCAAGGAGAGCCGCCGCGCGCCCGATGACGAGCCTGGCGCCGACCAGTTCGACAATATGAGCAATGAAGAGCTGCGTGACTTCATCACCACCAACACCGGCCAGGCGCCGATCGGCAACACCGCCCGCAAGACCCTGGTCCGCATGGCGCGGCAGGCAGAACCAAAGGCCGCATAACATGACGCTGTTGTCGGTGGTCAAGGATGTCTGCGCCGTCGTCGGCGTGCAATTGCCGACGAGCGTTTTCTCCGGCATCACCGGCAATCGCACCATGCAGGAGATGTTGGCGCTAGCGAGCGAAACCGCGCAGACCATCGCCTACGACACCCGCGATTGGACGCGGCTACGAACCACCGTGACCTACACGGGCGACGGCACAACGGCGGAGTTTAATCTGCCGGCCAACTACAAGCGCATGCTGCTGACAACCAATATGTGGCGATCGCCATCGTCGCTGGCGCCGGCGATGTTTGTGCCCGACACCGATGAGTGGATCCAGCGCCGTGTCCGCAATTGGGGCGTCCACCCCTATGGCGAGTGGACTATGTATGGCGGCCAGATCCATTTCTTTCCGGCCCTAGCCACCGGCGAGGCGGCTTACTTCACCTATCTGGACAAGAATTGTATTGGCCTGAGTTCGGGCGGCCAGGGCGACGCCTTCCTCAACGATCTAGATATTTTCCTGATCGACGAGCGACTGTTGCGGCTCGGCATGATCTGGAAATGGAAGAGCAACAAAGGCTCGGCCTACGCGGAGGATATGGGCAGCTACGAGACTGCGCTCGGCATGGTGTCAGGCCACGACAGCCCGGCGCCGATCCTCGTCGGCGGCATAACGCATCGCCCCATGATGGGGGGATCTTCTCATGCCTTATAGCTCACGCGGCAGTGGACCCTATCCTGCAGGCGTCGGCTTTAGTGTTGGCCTGGAGGGACCACAAGGGCCGCCAGGGCCACAGGGACCAACCGGCCCTGCCGGATCAGACGGTGTAAACGGGTCAACCGGACCAATCGGCCCGCAGGGGCCAACCGGCCCACAGGGGCCAACTGGCGCAACCGGGTCACCGGGCGCACCTGGCGCTGGCACGGGAGACATAGTCGGACCATCCGGCGCCGTCGCTGATCGCATCGCGGTCTTTAACGGCGCCACCGGCAAGATAATCAAGGACGGCGGCGCGGCCATTAGCCAGCTGGAGCCGGCGATTAGCGCATTCAACTCGGCGTATTACTGGCGCGGTGACAAGTCCTTTCAGGTGTTAAACACGGCCGCCGTCGGCATCACGCCGTCAGCACTGACTAAGGCGAACGACACCAACGTCACGATGGCACTGGGAGGTACATCGGCGACGGCGCTGTTGCAGGGCGTGACGCTGACAATGGGCTGGCAAGGTACACTATCGCCCGCACGCGGCGGGTTGGGCGCAGATAACGGCGCGGCTACTGGCATTCCGCTATTCACGGCAGGCGCGGCGGTGGTGTCCCCTGTCGGTACCGCTGTTGGTGCAGCAGCTGTGCGTTACGACGCCGCGCAATCGTTGACGGCGGCGCAGCAAGTGCAAGCCCGCCAGAACATCTCAGCCGCGGCGACCGACGCGCTAGCCTATAGCGGGGCGCAGGCAAACGGGGCCTTCGAAGTTTCGCAGGAGAACGGCACGACGGCCGTGACGGTGCAAAACACGACCACGTATGTCTTGGACCAGTGGCGCGTCGGCTGCGCCAATTCGGCGGGTATCCTGTCCTGCAAGCAGCAAGCCCCTGGCGCTGGGATGCCGGGCAGTGCCTTGGAGGTGACCGCGACTACGGCCTTCACCACACTGGCCTCGACTAGCTTCGTGGCGATCTCGCACCCCATCGAAGGCTATCGCATCAACAGGATGTGCTGGGGGACGACCGCGGCGCAAAGCGTCACGGTCGGCTTCTGGATCAACACACTGGTCGCGGGCACCGCCTCGCTGTGCATCCAGAACGCTATCAGCTTCCCGCAGCGATCCTATGTCGCCAACTTCACCACATCGGCGGGAGTGTGGGAATATAAGACCATCACCATTCCTGGATGCCAGGACGGGACATGGAACGCGAACCAGCTGATCGGGTGCTGCGTCTCGTTTGTCTTTGCCGCAGGGTCTGGTCTCATATCCAGCGCAGGCGTCTGGCTGACCGGCGCGGCGGGCGGCGCCGTTATCGCGACGCCTACCAACACGAACTACTTCGCGACCACAAGCAACAAAGTGACGATATCCAATGTCGTCATCCTCCCTGGTACTGAAGCGCCATCCGCCGCGCGCTCGCCGCTGATCATGCGGCCGTATGATCAGGAGTTGCTGACGTGCCAGAGGTATCTCGAACCGATCTCGGTTTCGGCGATGGGCTGGACGAGCGGCACCACCTCCATCATCATGTCCGCGCCTTTCAGGGTTCTCAAGCGAGCCGCGCCGACGCTGCTGGCCCCGGCTGGCGGAATAGCTATTTATGCAAACGGAAATTTTAGTAGTACAGCTACGCCTACTTTTGGTGCGATCGACATGACCGGGGCCACGCTTAATATTGGTGGCTATGCGGGCATGACAACAAATGTCGTCGCGTTCCTTACGGCTCATCCCGGCATAAAATTCGACGCGAGGCTCTGATGGCGCAGTATCAAGCCTTTCGTCGTGTACCGATCCCGCAGCAAGTCGCGCAGCAGATTCAGACGACGATGCTGCCGGCGCCAACCCGTGGCCTGATCGAGAGTGAAAACTACGGCTTCATGCAGCCTGGCGCCGCAGTCTGGCTCGACAATTGGAAGCCGACGATGCGCAGCGTCCAGCTGCGTGGCGGCTGCGAACGCTACTGTGATCTGCATTCGCTTGACGCGCCGGCCTGGGCGCACTCACACGCCTACATAATCGGTAACACGGCGTATGATGTCGACGATGGAACGTTCTGGAACGTTGCGGTGGCGCACACCAGCCCGGCCGACACCAGCAGCTTCAGTGATTATCGTAACGCGCATCCGACGCACTGGACCGTCAACACCACGCTGACCGACGCCCGGCTGCCGGTGATATCGGCGTTCGAATATTCCAGCGGCAACACCCAGCGGATGTTTGCCGGGCAGCAGACCAAGCTGTTCGACGTCACCTTCCCGGTGCCGACCCTGGTCAAGTCGGGGCAGGCCAGCGGCAATTATTGTGCCTCGCAGCTCGCCAACGCCAGTGGCGACTACATGCTGGTGCTCAACGACGCCGGAGATTTCCCGCTCAGATATGACGGCACCACCTGGACCACACTGAACGCGGACCAGATCACCGGGCCGCTAGGATCCAGCGTGCAGCACGGTCGCAACCTGACTTATGTCTGCAAGTATCGAAACCGATGGTTCTTTGTTGAGGGCGGCACCATGAACGCCTGGTACCTCGGCATCGATAGTATTGGCGGCGCGCTGTCGATGATCCCGCTGTCGGGCGCTGCCACCCAGGGCGGCAAGTTGTTGTGGTGCGCGACCTGGTCGCTGGACGCCGGGGATGGCATCGACGACAAGCTCGTATTTTGTACCGACCATGGCGAGCTGCTGATCTTCACCGGATCCAATCCGGCTGACGTCAATAACTGGCGCCAGGAAGGTCGCTACCAGGTGCCGCCACCAATGGGCATGAACGCTCACGTCTCGCTCGGCGGCGATCTCCTGATCGCCACCATTGAGGGCATCGTGCCGGTATCGGCCGCGATCACCAAGACCAGCGGCGATCTCGACCTCGCGATGATCACCAAGAACATCAGGCCAACCTGGCGCGAGGAAACAATCCTCAAAAACAGCATGCCATGGACCATGAAGCGGTGGGATGAGTATGGCGGCATGTTCGTCGCGATACCGGGCGGCAAGCCGGGCAAGCAGT